ATCTTGAATTTTACGCTTGCCTGGATCTTCGTTGTAACGACCCCACGAAGTAGCATTGATGCTCTCGCGCGCGGCGCGTGAGTATCGCTTATCTGACTTAACTTCAGTCAATGTACGACGAATACGTTGAGCGATCCAACGAGCGTCCTGCATAGAAGTAGCATCAGGATCAACAAACACATCAAATGGTGACACACGCTCAACAAAAGGACGATCTTCCGTAACAATAATAGTAGGCGTAATTTCGTTGCCTTCTACTTGCGAATCAGAATTATCTCCTTCTTCAGAAATCTGATCTTCTTCCACATAACGATAACCACACTTAAGCCAGCCATGACCAACAATAAGAAAATCTTTTACAGCCCTACGGAACTCAGGACGAATCTTATAGTGCTTCCACCAGTAGTTAATGACAGCCTCAGTAATAATAGCCTTAGGCGAGTCCTCGGGACGACGAGCATTAACAGCAATCTTAGGATAGTTAACAGCAACGCTAGGAGCAATAACGTTTACAGTAGAAAACGAAATATTGACAAGCAAACGATCCTCAGGAGAAATGTCCTCATACTGCTTGCCTCGATACAAGTCAATTAGGCGACGCCAAAGATCATCATAATCTTCCTCACGACGCCACCGTTTTGTCGTAGCGATCTTTTGCTTATATTTGCTAAGAGTTTCTGAATGCGTTTGACGCGCCATTATTATTCACCATCAATGCTATTAATGTACTCTTCAGAAGCACGATAAACAAAGTTAATGAGTGCGCCAAAACCAGTCCACAAAGCGGTTTTCCAAATTTCTAAACCGCCCACAGCACCACCTACAAGAATACCTGTTGATGCAAAAATAAATGTTGCGATTGCTTTCTTGGCTGATTCTGAATATTTCATAATCCCTCTTTCAAGTGGTATTCAACATGATCGTCCAAACGATCATCTATGTGGTCAACTTTTTCTTCAATACGGCGAAGAACTTTATAGTTCTCGCCGTGTTCTTTAGTATTGCGAGTGTCATATCTTTTTAAAGCCAACATTAAAGGACCACCAATAAGCGCGACGACAATGGGGGTGATCCAATACATGTCAGATCCAACGAGTCCCAACGGGTTCGGCTTTAATGCCAGCAGCAGTGGCTTGCCTCATCTGTTCATCTTGACGCTGTTTGATGGTCGGGCCATGAAAGTCCTCTTTACCATGTGCAAATCCTAGACGGATGCCTTTTATGTGGCATGCGAAACATACCGCACCTCTACGCGGAAGTACGTCAAAGGAGAACAATTTTGAACACTCTGTGCAGTTAATAGATCCCATCACATTAAGAATGTTTCGTTACCTGTTGTTTCTAGTGTTATATGCGCCGATAGGTATCGTTCCTGTACCATGATCTTCACTCATAACAAATCGTTCAAACCAATGCAAACTATATTTAGGTATAGGGGCTTCGGCGCGATATTCGGGCAACCACACATATTTCAACATTTGATATGTGATAGCCAAGGACATTACACGGTCGTCATGGGGTGAACCATGCATTTTACCATTGGGGTCACGGACGAATGTTCTTAATTCTGCAATAGTGCGGCTATCAAACAAACCAAGCTCAGAGTCACGGATAGAAGCAGAAAGTTCGTCAATAGCCAAAGGTTTTGTGGCTGTCGTAGTACGCCAACCCAACTGTTCAGTCGCCTCAGGGCGACGTTGCTGTAATCTGCGAGTGCGGTAAATATTTTTGTAACCATATCGTTGTAAAGCTTTCAGAGTAGTTAGACCGTGGTTGTTATTTTCTACACCCACAAGAGCGCCGTTATACCACCAGCCTATTTCGGCAAGTAGATCACCAAAAAGGTCAGGTTCAATATGGCCATGCCAGTGTCCTACAACTTCTAACGATCTAGCCTCAATAATATGTGCGGTAGAATAGTCGCCGTGAACAAGACCTTCGGCAACGTCAGCACCGACAACATACACACCTTCAGGTTTGGGGTATTCCCAAATAGCGAACTCTCCTTCAGGAACTATTCTGAAGTCACAGTTCTTTTTAGAAATAGTATGCAAATATCCGCGGGCAGGTTCAATAGTTTCTAATGAATCCAGTAAATCAATATCAAAGACAGGGTTACCTGACTTAATGAACGCTTCTTCGGGTGTGCGAGGGTATTCCTGGTGCAATTGCCAACCAGGCATAGTTCTACATTTAGATTCATACCATTCTTCGTCACGGTCGCCAGCAGACCAAGGCCAAAAGATGCCTTTGAAAAGGTTTGCTCCCGTCTGTGAGCCAGTCCAAAGATGATGAAAGAAGTTACCTGACCCGTTAGCCGTACTCAAACAAATAACACGACCACCAACGTCAGCAATCGGCTCAATAGAAGCCCACGCTTCTTCCGAGTTAGGTAAGAACGCCATCTCGTCAACAATAACAAGATACACAGATTCACCACGAGCAGGATCATTACCCGATGGTAATGATTCAATCGCAGACTCATTAGAAAAAGTCATCTTTAACTGGTTATCAGATGTGATCTGAGGACCACGTTCTTTCATCCACTGAGGGACAAACTTAAAGCCATACTTAGACTTCTGTAGCAACTTGGCGGCTTCTCGTTCAGTACGAGACAACATGACCACAAAACGGTCCTGCCAAAAGAATGTCAACCAAAACGCGTAAGCAGCACCAAGAGTAGAAAACCCGATCTGACGTGCTTTTAAAACCACACTGTAACGGTTAGACAACCATGCTCGGATAGTTTCAATCTGGGCTTCACGCATTTCAAAAGGGATACGTCCTCGCTCAGGATGTTTGATATACCAATAGTTGGTACAGAAGTGCTCAAATGCGTCCACGAGGTCGTCAATACTGGCGTCCTGAGGTCCTTTACATTTACGCCACTCACGTTCGTTGAGTAGTTCATTCAGATCCATTGTTCCTCATCTTAAGAGGCTCATCATCCAATTCGCCACAGGCGGGACATTGCCACTTACAAGCCAGTGGTGGATACTCTTCACCACAAACAAGACATTCAACGTATTCGGTCATACCACACGAAGTTTGCGAGATTCTTTTTCCTGCGTAGCAACAGCAGCAATTAGATCTTCAAGTTCCTTGTCTGACAACTGACCGATATTTGTCTCAGATTTAACGGTAAGGGTTGGGGGAGCCATTCTGTTTGTAGCCTGCAAGTACAACTGGGCAGCCTTGATGTCGCCGCCCAATGCCTTTTCATACAGAGTGTCCAGCAGACGCTGAGAACGCTCAGGAGAACCCTGTACATCATCAACCTTGGACTGCCATTCTTTACGGAAAACGTCTTTCTTTTCCCAACGGCGAAGAGTAGTAATATTGACGCCAATAGATTGAGCGTACTTTTCTTTGGACGCAGGTGTCCTTTCAGAAGGTGGTGTACACAACCAACTGATATACGCTTCTTGGCGCGAATCCAAAACATTTTCTTCAAGTCCCATCAAAATACAGGCAACTTCGTTACCTGTTTAGGGATGTAACGGGTAACGCTTAGGTTAGGGGCCATCAAGTAATCCGTACCTACCGCAGGGGCGGGACGGATCTAGTGACCTAGAAACAAGTTGCGACGACAGGAGCTGATATGCCTAAGGTGGGAAACAAGACTTTTCCTTATACAGCGAAGGGTAAGGCTGCCGCTAAGAAGGCGGCCGCTAAGTCGGGGATGAAGGTGTCGGCTGGTAAAGCCGCACCCAAAAAGCGTTCTCAGACTCGTGTTAACAACATGGATTACTGAGTCATGGCATCCAGTAAAGATCCTCGTCTAGCACGAGCAGGAGTAGCAGGTTACAATAAACCAAAGCGTACTCCTGACCATCCTAAGAAGTCCCATATTGTCGTGGCTAAATCAGGGTCACAAGTTAAGACTATCCGCTTTGGTGAACAAGGTGCATCGACAGCAGGGAAACCTAAAGCAGGTGAATCTGACCGCATGAGCAAGAAACGTGCCTCCTTTAAGGCACGTCATGCTTCTAACATTGCTAGAGGACCAATGTCCGCGGCATATTGGGCTGACAAAGTAAAATGGTAAAAAAGAAAACCCCTAAAATACCACCCTTAGTAGAAATCTTTTGGGAAGATCACTACAGCATGGGAGACGATTGGCACGAACCAGGAGCCAAACACGAACCATGCGTACTATCAGCAGTAGGCTACCTTGTCGCTGAAGATGCCCAGTACTATTGGGTCACTTGTACGTACGAATTAGCTACAGGAAACTATAGTGCAG